CCTAACGTCCCCGAAGGGGACATCATTTCAGTCCCCGTTGACTCTCCAGCAGTAGAGCAATTTGTTGAGGACGCAATGAAGAAGACCACGGCAAAAACTTTTACTGAAGACGATGTTGAAAACATTCGTAAGCAGGAAAAGGACAAGATGTACAAGCGTCTTGAAGAAGCCGACACCCGTGTGAAAGCAATGGAAGAGCAACTTGGACTTCTTTCGTCTGAGCGTGAAAAGGCTCTTAAAGAAGCCGAAGAGCGTGCGGCAAAAGAAGCCGAACTTATCCGTGAGCGTGAAACTGCTGAACTTTCCGCTAAGGAACTTCTCCTCAAGCGTGAAGATGAGTTCAACGTGAAGTTGTCACAGATTGAACAGGACTATAAGAACCGTTTTGAAGACATTGAACGCCAGCGTGCTCAGCAAGAAGCATTGCTTGAAAAAGAGCGTGAGATGCAAGCACTTAACTCTTACCGCAACCGTCGTTTGCAGGAAGAGCAGGAATCAATTATTCCTGAACTCATTGACCTCATCGCCGGAAACAGCGAAGAGGAAGTAGAGAACTCAATTGCTGTGCTTCGTGCTAGAAGTAATGCTATTATTGAGTCAATCCAACAAGCGACTGCGCAACAGCAAAGTCGTTTGAGGGGAGTGCCCCCCACAGCACCTCCCGTTGGGCCAATGGAAAATCAAACGGAATACCAAACGCTGACAGCGGAAGACATCCGCAATATGCCAATGGAACAGTATGCAAAGATGCGTGACAGGCTCATGAACGCCGCCCCTCGTCGGGGTCGGTACTAAAACATAACAAACCCTTATCCTAGGAGGATAAATTATGGCCCTTCCCGGTCCCGTCGGTGGTGCAATCACTGGTGCTAACCTTTCGTCAATTACGACAACTGGTTATGGCAGTGACACCACACTCAGCCCAGCAATCCAGACAATTTGGTCCAAGGAAATCTTGTTCCAAGCAATGCCTGTTCTTCGTTTTGAGCAGTTTGCAGTTAAGAAGACCGAACTTGGCGTTATGCCCGGTCTCACCATTAACTTCATGCGCTACAACAACCTTACGGTTGACGAGGCAGTCGGCGCACAGTTGACAGAAGGCGTTCGCATGGAGCCAGTGGCTCTCTCTGCTAGCCAGATTCAAATCACCGTGAAGGAACAGGGTCAGGCAACTGCTGTGACCGAATTGCTCCTTAACGCATCATTTGATGACGTCATGGCATCGGCTTCACGTCTCCTTGGTCGTCACATGGCTCAGTCAATGGACGCTCAGGCTCGTAACACCCTTTACTCCGCAGGTGTACCTTTCGGTGGTGGTTCTGCTGTTGCTCCAAACGTCGTGTTTGGTCGCACCACAGCCTCTACTCGTGGTTCTATCTCGCCATACGATGCAGGTACCGTTGGTGCTTCTGCTTCTCCGGGCTACATGTCGCCTGCTTCCATCAAGGACGCAGTTGAAGTACTCGCTGGACAGAACATTCCTCGCCTTGGCGACACCTACGTATGTTTCGTTCACCCATCACAGAGCCGTTCAATTCGTGACTGGCCTGAATTCATTGAAGTCACAAAGTACGCCGCTCCCGGCAACTTCATGCTCGGTGAAATCGGTCGTTTGTACGACGTTGTGTTCATTGAGACCACACAGGTTAAGAAGACCTCGGCACTCGGTTCGGGCATCGTTGACATCAACCCATCACTTACTGGTGCTCAAGAGCCAAACGCTAACTCGTACTCAGCAATCATGATTGGTGACAACGCCTTCGGTCAGGCCATTGCATTGCCAGTGGAACTCCGTGACGGTGGTGTCATTGACTTCGGTCGTGAGCACGGTCTCGCTTGGTACGCAATCTGGGGCTTCGGTGTTATCACCGCAGAGTCTCGTGTGCTTATCAACACCCTCGGTGGTTCAATCTCCTAATAAAGGAGTACTGAATTGTGGGGGGACGCAAGTCCCCCCATTTTCACCACAAAATCCCAACTATAAAAAGGACCAGAAATGGCAACTAACCGTCAGACAAATGTATTTGCAGAACCAATTTCCGATGAGGAAGAGGTTATTGCAACACCTGCACCAGCACCAAGTTCAGACCAAAAGCGTGCCCGTATTAAGGGAACGTGGACTATGTACTGGAGTAGCCAAGTTTTTAACTTTGAGGATGGAAAGACATACACCATCCCCGTTGGCCTCTATGACCATTTAAAGGCTCACGGAAACATCTACGACACTCTCTGAGGTAACTAATGGGTTTTACAATCCCCAATGCTCCTGACGCCTCGGTTATTGACCAGTCTGAGCCTGATAGTGGTGATTTTAAAGCCCTAGGTGACAGAAAGACTGGTGTTGTTTCTGGTTGTGCAGTTTCTGCTAACACAGTAAACGACCAGAACGTAGTGGTCACTGATGGAGAAGTAATCTCCAACGGAGTGTTCTACACCCTTACAGGTAGTGGTGGAAGTACCCAACTTTCTCTAGGTTTAGGCACAGCAGGTTCTGCACGTTTTGATGTTGTTGTTATCAACTCATCAGGAGCACTTGTTGCACGTACAGGCACTGCTGGCTCTAACCCTACATTCCCAATGTTAAGTGATGGGGACGTTTTCCTTGCCGCTGTATACCGTGCATCGGGAACAACTGACGTTATTTCAAATACACGCATTATTGATAAGCGTGTTTTAACTGCTTCTAGCATTGTTCGTTCGGGAAGTGGCGCTCCATCCGGAACTTTGGGTGCTGTTGGAGACGTGTACGTTAACACAGCAGTTTCATCTAGCAATGGTCAATCTCAATTTTATGTAAAGACAACGTCTTCATCTTGGGAAAACCTTGCTGAGTATTATCCACTCGCTACGGCTAATACTGCTAATACAATTGTGCAACGTGACTCTAGCGGTAACTTTTCTGCTGGTACTGTCACTGCTTCATCTTTTGTAGGAAACGTTACGGGTAATGTTTCGGGTAGTGCAGGAACCGCAGGAACCGCCGCCGCATTTACTACAGGTCGTTCTGCAACTCTTACTGGTGACGTGTCTGGCACTGTTTCTGGTGTTACTGATGGTAACTACAGCCTATCCACCACTATTGGTAGCGCTAAAGTAAAATCATCCATGATTGACTACACAAGTGTTGCGCAAATGTGGGTAAGTACTTCAGCACCAACAACCGAAGGAAAGAACGGCGACATCTGGATTCAGGTGTGACCTATGCCTTCTGTAAACCCCTCTAAGCCTACAAAGGCTAAATATGGCTCTAGTTGGCTGGACTGGAATATTGTCCGTGCTAAAACGGGTGGTAGTTGGCAAATTGGTAAAAAGGTTTGGACCAAGGTAAATGGTTCATGGACTGAAGTTTGGAATGCCCGACCATCTTTAAGTGCTGGTTCTTTTATTGCAAGCAGTACTACAAACCTTCAATTTACTGGTTCTGTAGACCCTAATAATTTCACGGCTACAGCATCATATCGTTATCGTGAGGTCGGTTCTGGCACGTGGCTTAACTCCGGAAGCACCACAAAGAGTGGAGATGGTTCACAATCTTTTACTGTTAACGCCACCATTTCTGATGCATATAAGTATTGGGAAGCGCAAGCAGTTGGTTCTAATGACGCTGGAACTGCTGATACACCATCTACCGTTTATTTGGATTGTCGTAAAGGTGGTTGGAGTTACACCGACGCTTATAACTCCTCTACATGTGATGGTTGCGGAACAGTAACTACTCGTACGTACACCAAGACTGGATGCCCTACATATTCAGAAGTTGTAGGTAACTGTGGTACATGGGTTAGTTTTACTGGTAGTAATTATCCTTATGGTTCTGTTTTGGCTGTATCTGGAGGAACTTACTCATATGTATACGCAAGTATCTATGGATTTTATTATTCCGACAGCGCAGGAAATGGAATTTACAATCCTGTATGTGGGGGTCTAGCCGCACCGGGTGACGTACAGTACTGTGGTAGTTCATATAGGGTGGCTGGTTCAGATACTTGTGTTTATCCAACATGTTGTTAAAGGAATATTATGCAACGTTTTATATTAGTAGTTGATGGAGAAGTGGCTGGAGAATTGCCACTTATGCCAATCCCGGGTCCAAACGATACTGTTCACCCAGCCTACGAAAAGTTAATTGCCATCCTTAGCAGTGACCCACGTATCGTGGTTGCTGATAATTCAATTCCACAGGGATGGACGTGGGACGGTGAGGCTTTCCACGAGCCAGCATGACCCCTTGGCAAGAGTGGAAGAAGAAAAACGCAGAGCGCCAAGCCTCTGGTGTAGTTTCTCCTATTGATTTTTTAAATCCAGATACTGAATACGCCGAAGAAGAAGTTGCATCAAAACGACTGGATATTTGTAAAGAATGTCCTGAAATAATGCTGACACAACAGTGCTCACAATGTGGGTGCTTTATGCCTGCTAAAGTTAAATTGCTACATGCAACATGCCCGAAAGGAATCTGGTGAACGAAGTAGAACGCCCACTCCCATTACCTGTTGGGACTGTAACGGATATTACTCGTGTTCGTGGGGTTATGGCACACCGTTATCGTGAAGCCCAACCACAGGTCAATCAGCCTGCCGAAAAGACCGTTCCGGGCGAAGGTTCAGGAGACCAGTAAAATAGAGTATGGCTAGTAATGGATTGACCCCTCTTGAACACACGATGCAGTTGGCTCGCAACTACTTGCGTGATTTTCCAAAGTTCTTTCAAGTATCTTTTGACGCTATTGGTCGCACCTATGAATTAGGTCAAACTAATATTGATACAAGTACTTTGTGGATTGCTACCACAAATGGAACTACCGCAACGGAATTGACACCAGCAGAATACAGCATTGATAAACGCAATGGTATTTTGCGCCTATCCACAACTCCTGCCACCGGAATTAAAATCATGGTGGAAGGATATTATTACGAGTGGATTCTCCCCGAAGACTTACAGTTTTACTCTGAGCGTTCCATTAACTTCCATATCCCTACCATTAACGTTCCATTAGAACAGGCTAACCCAGCAGTTCTGGACGTGGTTGGTTTAGGTGCCCTTGTAGAGGCGCTTCAAGCATTGATGACCGAATATGCTCGTGACATTGATGTCATGACCTCAGAATCAGTACATATTCCTGCCAGCAGTCGTTACCGTATGCTTGTTGACCTTTGTAACCGTTGGGAAACAGAATACCGCAAGCATGCTAATAACCTTAATATTGGTCCTGAGCGCATTGAACAATTAAGCCTTCGCCGTGTATCTCGTACTACTAACCGTTACGTACCGTTGTTTAAATCCAAAGAACTTGGTGACTATGGTCCGGTTGAACGCATTTTTGCTGAGGACACAGAGGGTCATATCCTTATTACCGAAAAAGATGAGCCGTTGCGTGAGGATGTCTACATTGACATGGAACCACCGTACGGTTATGTGGCTAACACCTTTATCTAATGGACGTACGTAGAGAACTAGGACATATCCGCAAGGAGTACCGTAAGTACCATGAAAAAGTTGGTGAAACGGTCATGTGGTTTGAATACAAACCTTTTGCGTCTTCTGCCAGTGCTGGCTCTATATATGACGACGTGTACGATGAGGGCGGTTATGGGGTCTCTGGACGAAACTATAAAACGGGCATTGTAGTCCCCGTACTGATGGTGACGGAGTCAGAGGACACTAAGCGTGCCATTCCTGAAGGTCGCCAACCTGTTGAAATTGTAAACCTTGTGGCGTCCATTGAAGATTTCCGTACAGCAGGTATTACTGACCCCTTTGAATACCGCCAGCATCTAAATGATGTTTTCTTATATGACGGTCGCTATATGTCCGTAATGTCCTACAAGGTACGAGGACGTGCCCGAGACGACGTCCTTGTTGTCGTTGAAGGTTTG